GCGGGCATCGGGCAGCTCGGTGCGGTTGGGGAGGACCACCCGGTCGTCGGCGCGCACGTCGGCGCTGTAAGCCCCGTACAGCGTCAGTCCCACGATGGTGGTGCTCCGGTCGTCGTTGTTCTCGTTGGAGTAGCGGGGCGCCCACCAGACACCTTCGAGGGTGCCGACGACGGCGTACTGCCGGTCACCGTGCTCGTCCTCCGGCCCGCGCTCGATCTCGACGGTGTCGCCGAAGGCGAAGGGAGCGACCGGGTGGCTCACGGGATGTACCAGTCCGGGCGGCCGACGTTGATCGTGCCGATCGGCCCGATCGAGGAAGCGACGGCGGTGCCGCGCAGGAGGTCGAGGTCGTCGTCGGGGAAGGTGCCCGAGGTGTCGGTGGTGAAGCGGAGGGTGGTGGCGAAGGGTCCGGCCTGCTGGGTCTGCGACTGGACCTGCTGTCCGCCGGTGGGCGCGAGCTTGCGGATGGTGGCCTGCACGACGACGTCCTGGGCGAGGATCGCGAGGTCCCCGCCGATGTCGGTGCCGATCCGGTCTTCGAGGTCAGGCAAGAGCAGCCGGAGCCGGGCCGAGACCACGGCCAGCGCGGTCTCGATCCGGGTCTCCGAAGGCAGAGGAGGGGACTGCCCCTCGTAGGCGCTCGTCACATCTGGAACGGCGGCGAACGCCATGAGAGGCAGTCCCCTTCTTCTGTCAGTCGACCGGGTGTCCGGCCTTCTTCACGGCGGCGATGATGTCGTCCCGGCCGGCGCTCTCGTCGACAGCGACGCCCTTGGCGGCAGCGTAGACCGCCCAGGCATCCTTGCCGGATCCCGGACCGCCCTGCGGCGGAGGCTGGACATCGGCCGACGTGGTGTCACCGACCTCGTCCTGCTGCTCCTCCGCCTCGGTCAGGTCGCCGTCCTCACGAGCCTGGCGAGGCGTGCCCTCGTCCACCTCGTCGCCGCCATCCTCGGGCTCGGTCTCGTCGTCCTCCAGGGACTCGTCGACCTCCTCCTCGGCGCCGGTCAGGTCGCCGTCCTCACGAGCCTGACGAGGGGAACCCTCGCTCAGCTCGTCGCCGTCGTCGACCGGCTCGGACTCGCCGAGCACCTCGGCAGCGATGGCCGCCTGAACGGCCTCGTTGTCCTCGGCGACCCACGTGCCCTTGGCGATCGGGGAGTCCCACGGCTTCTGGTTGACCTCGTCCACCGGCGCCTGCGTGTCCTCGCGGACCTCGTAGACCGGCTGGTACTGGGCCGCTTCGAAGCCGCCGGGAATCTCGTCGTCAGGTCCGAACACCTGGGACTCGACGATCACCCCACGCTCGTCCTTGCGGTGGAGGATTCGGCTCCACCCCTCGGTGCCACTCATCAGGGAGCGACGTCGAGGATGGACAGGCCCAGCGCGTCGGCGATGATCGGCAGCGCCACCGCGTCGGTGATGACCTGCTGCCGGAACGGCACCGACGGCCCCTTGTCGATGATCCCGACGATGCCGGGCGCCTGCTCGAAGGAGAAGTCGACCTTGGCCGAGTTCACCAGCTCCAGCGCGGTCGCCGAGACCCCCCACGCCGTGTAGCCGAAGTTGTCCAGGTCGGCCGGCAGGAACATGACCTTGTCGTTCGGGATGGTGCGGACGGTGGAGCCGTCCACGTCGAACGAGCTGTCGTAGGCGTTGAGCAGGGTGATGTCGAACTCGTCGGCCAGCAGGCCGCGCAGCTCGCTGAGTCTGACCTGCGTGCGGCCACCGGTGGACCCGAAGACCGCGTCGATGACCTGCTTGTTCCGGCGGAGGTTCCGGATCTGCAGGTTCGAGGTCAGCATGTAGCCGGGCCGCGAGTTCCCGTTGGTGTCGACACGGGTGTCGATCACCGCCTGGATGTCCGAGAGCACCGGCGCCGTGGCGAGGGTGGCCCACGCCGTGCCGACGGTGGTCTTCTGGTTGGCCGGGACGCCGAAGTCGGCGACACCGGCGGAACCGGTCAGACCGCCCTCGGAGATGGTCAGGATGCCGTCGGTGAGGGCGTCACCCCAGGCCATCTCGACGCGGTTCTGGATCTCGCGGGTGAGCTGCTCGGCGTCGTTGTAGACGGCGCGCGCCAGCCGAGCCTGGTTGCCGCCCTGGAGCTGGGCGAACTGGAGCTGCAGCCGCTCGTACTCGCCCATGTTCAGCGAGGTGGAGAGGGGGAGCAGCGGGACGCGCTTCTCGGAGCCCGTGTCACGGGCCGAGACGTGCACCCGACCGTCGAAGGACCGGTACCGCGCGGTGCGGTTGGTCCGGACGATCTCCGCGAAGTCGACGGTGTTGGTCTCGACTTCCTGGCGGCCGAAGAGGTTGGTGAGCCCGAGGTTCGAGTCGAACGGGACCTCGCGCACGAAGGCGGTGAGGGCGTCGTTCTCGACCGGGCCATCGAAGAACAGCATGAGTCAGAGTCTCCTTGATCCGGTCAGGGGGTGACGTCGGCGAAGTCGATGCCGGGCATCGCCGTACGCGCGGTGGCGACGACGGGCCGGCCACCGGCGGGCAGCTTGGCGTAGGCGACGAAGCCGTGCTTCAGCACGCCCGTCGCGGCGTCCGACGTCAGGTCGGCGGTGTTCACCGAGACGTCGCCGAGGGTCAGACCGTGCTCCAGGCCGTTGGTGCCGTCGTACGGACCCCAGAGACCGGACGCGACGCGGCTGACGACGGTGCCCGACGGGATGTACCCGTTCGGGTAGTGCGTGCCGCCCGTGAAGAGGGAGACGTCGAGGGTGGCGGACGGGTTGGTCCCACCCTCGGTGCCGTGCAGACCGAGCAGCCAGTCGCGCTTGGGCGCCTGGTACGAGGTCGTGGTGACACCGATGCGAGTGCTCACGAGATGGTCGTCCTCTCAGACGAAGGGAGGGTTACTTGGGGATGAGGCTGGACGTGGACCGGTCGGCGGGCTTGAACCCCCGGCGCTCGGCCTCTTCCTTGCCCTTCGCCGCCGGATCGGCTGGCGTCTGCTCGTGGCGCCCCTGTCCGGGAAGACCACCGCCGCCTCCGCCCTTACCGAGCGGTGCGACTCTGTCGAGGTAGCCGATCACCTCTGCGGTGTCCGGCTTCTTCTCGGCGTTCAAGAAGCTCTCGGGGTTGACGTACTTGACCAGTGCGTCGATCTCGTCGGCGTTCTTGCCGCGAGAGTAGAGGGTCGTGCGCAAAAGCGCCATGACGGAGTCCTTGGCGACGTCCGCACGCACCTGCGCCTCGATCTGCTCGCGGTTCGGCTGCTCGCCGCCCTGCTGCTGCTGATCGTTCTTCGGCGGGTCGTTCTTCGGCTTCAGCGAACGCTCCAGCTCGTCGGCACGCTTCTGCTGCACCTTGGACTGGTTCCGCCAGTAGTTCGCCTTCTGGTCGGCGTTCATCTCGGCGACCGCCGTGTCCTTCGGGAAGCCCAGGCCGACACCGTCGGAGTCAACGGCCTCGACCGGAACCGGCGGGTCGCTCTTCGGCGGGTCGTTCTTCGGCGGGTCGTTGGCCGGAGGCGGGTTCGGCGGCTCGGACCCACCGGCGATGGGGAAGATCGGCGTGCCGTTCTTCCGGAAGCCGAGGACGGTGCCGGGCTGGTGACGGAACGGCTTGGTGCGTGCGAGGCTCACGAGTGGGTCTCCCGGATCGGGTCGTCGTCCACCGATCGGTGAACGGCTTACATCATGCCCGAGAAGACCTGGCGATGCGTCTAAGCGGCCCCTCTGGGGCAACTCGCCCGGGTGGTTCCGGTGACCGGAACCGAGTCGGTCACGTACCTTCGGCGGCATGGCACGGGGGCTCGCACGTCCGCCGATCTGGGCGGTCATCGTGATGGTGGTCGGGGCGGTGCTGCTGGCTGTCGGGCTTCCGTACTCGATGCAGCAGGAGCCCACCGATCCGGTGCCGGCGTCGGAGCTCGCGCGCATGGAGGCACTCGATGCCGCCGCGGACGCCGAGGATGCTGCAGCGGCGGCCAGGCGCAAGGAGATCGCCGGCACCCGCGTCGCGTTCCTGGGTGACTCGTTCTCCGCAGGCGTGGGGGCGAACCCGGGCGAGGGGTACGTCGACCTGATCGCCGCCGCCACCAGATGGACGCCCGACGTCTTCGCGCAGGGCGGCACCGGCTACACGAACCCCGGGCAGGCGGAGCAGTCGGAGGCGATCTACGCCGACCGCGTCCCCGACGTCGTCGCCGCCACACCGGGGCTGGTGATCGTCCAGGGCAGCACGAACGACCACGACGCTGAGGAAGCCGAAGAGGCTGCAGCCGAGACACTCGGTGCGCTGCGGCAGGCCCTGCCCGACGCCCGGATCATCGTCCTGGGTCCGACAGACACCCCGGTCGGCGCGACGACGCCGGACGTCCGCGATGCGATCGCGAGAGCCGCCGCGACCTACGACCTGCCCTTCGTCGACGCGTGGGACTGGCTGGCCCCCGACGACGCCAGGCTGTGGATCGAGGACGGCGCGCACCCCTCGCCGACCGGCCACGAGGTGCTCGCAGACCGGCTGGTGCACGCCCTGCTCGAGCAGGGCGTGCTGGTCGCCTGACTCAGATGGTCGGCACGTTGGCGTCGAGGAACGGGGCGACGACCGCCCAGATGGCCGCGTGGCCGGCGTCGTTCGGGTGGACCCGGGAGCCGGCCGAGTCGCTGCTGGCGTAGTTGCTCGACACGGTGCGGTCGAAGGCGGCGCCGAGATTGCAGTAGCTCACCTTGGCGTCCGCCGCGGCCGTGACCGCCGCCGTGGCCTGGGCGCGGAGGGCGGCTGCGGCGGTCTCGGTCGTGTTGTTCTCGGCCGGGGTCGGGCCGAACACGATCAGCTCAGCCTTGGGGTGGATCGCCTTCTTCCAGGCGATCACGGCGTCGACGTTCGCGCGGTAGGTGCTCGCCGAGACGGCCTGGGAGGCGTCGTTGATGCCGGGGCTGTAGCAGATGAGGTCGGCCGGGATGCCGTCGTAGACGCCGAGGGCGCGGCGGGACTCGAGCACCACGCTGGTCTGCCCGGACAGGCTCATGTTGACCATGCGGACCCGGATGCCCTTGTCCCGGTAGTACTTCCGCACCCGCCAGTCGTACTGGTTGGACTTCACCGTGGGGCCGGTGCCGCCCGCGGTGATGGAGTCACCGATCCACAGCATCGTCTTCGGGGCGGCGTAGTCCAGGTCGTCGGTGAGGGACCAGCCCTGCGCGTACATGGCAAAGTTGACGCCGGTCTTGTCCGCGTCGTAGACGTTGCGGATCGACGCCTGAGGCGCGCCGCCGATCCCCGCCGTCTGCGAGGCGGAGGGGCGCACGATCGTCCGCACCGGGATGACCAGCGGAGTCGACGGGGACATCACCACCTGCATCAGTTCCTGGCGGCCGGCGTCGAAGCCGCTGGTGTACCAGGCGAGCTGCACCCGGGCGTTCTTGTTGCAGGACAGCGCAATGCTGTCGATCGCCCAGGCGCGGGTGATGCCGGGCATGGTGGCCGGTGCGGAGACCGAGCCGTCGGTGGTCCACGTCGCGTTCTCCACCAGGGCGCCGCCGTTCCACGGCCACCCCTCGACATTGCAACGCTCCTGGAAGTCGCGGAGTTGGGCGAGGTCGACATCCTGAGCCATGCGGGCCATCAGGCCACCTCCACCAGTTCGATGTTCAGGGGGTCACCGTCGGAGTTGAAGACGATGCGTCCAGCCATGCCGGGGATGGCCTCCCCGCCCTCGTCGACGGCTGCGACAAAGGCCGCCCTTAGTTCCGACGACGCGACGATCTCATCCATCGTCGGGTACTGCGGATATGGATCCGGATTGGGCGGACCCGGCACCGCCGGCAGAGACGGCTTGGGGGTGGCTGCGTCCACGGTGCCGACCTCGACCGCACCGTAGGGCTTCAGCCGGTACCGCGCCCGGCCGACCGCTTCGAGATCGTTCGCGTCCACGTCGAAGATGCCGGCGACGAACTGGCCCACACCCGAGACGTAGAGAGAGCGAGCAGTCGGCAGAGCGAAACGGACGACATTCGGCATGCGCTACATCATGCCCTATCGAGGAGTTCTTCGAGCTGCTCCAGCCGGTCCTGGTGCCAGCCCGAGAGGCGGGGACGCGCCTTCAGCTCGGCGATCTGGCGTTCGAGCTGCACCTTGCGCATCTCGGCCGCACGCGGGGAGAGCTGGCGCCGTGCCTGCGCCGGACCCTTCATGTCGACGCCCTCGGGCACGAGGATCGGTCCCAGCTCGCCGTTGGTCTTGATCGTGAACCGGGTACCGGCCAGCGCGCGCGACTCCGTCGTCCCGCCAGCCGCCGCATAGATGGTGGCGAGGTCGTCGGCGTTGAGCCGACTGCCGGGGTCACGTGCGCCGATGATCGAGATCGTCGTGCACTTGCAGTTGGAGACCACTATGCTGGAGGCGTCGTACCAGCCCTCCCCCGTTTCGAGGTTGTAGACATGCCCGCTCCACGCGACGACGTCGACTTCGACAAGATCATCGAACTCCACCTGGCCGGCGAGCCGATCCAGAAGCTCGCGGCCGACTTCGGCGTATCCCGCCCCACCATCGCCCGCCGTCTCTGGAGCGCTGAAATTCCGGTGCGAGGTCGAAGTGAGGCTGCTCGCCTGCGCCACAAAAGACTCAGCCCGGAGCAGCGCCTTGAACTCCTGAAGGGCGCTCACGAAGCCGCGCGGGGACGTGTCAAGACCCATGAAGAACAGATCAAGCGCGCTCACAGCCGAGAGACCAACCCGCCCCCCATGAGCACCCACGAGGCTCAGTTCGCGATGTGGCTGAACGAACGAAACGTCTCCTACCGGCGCGAGGTGGCCATCGACAAGTACAACGTCGACTTCGCTTTCCCCGGCCACGTCGCCGTGGAAATCCTCGGCGGCGAGTGGCACGGAACGAGAAAGAAGGCCCTGCTCCACAGTGAGCGAACGCCAAACATCCTCAACGCGGGCTGGACGCTGCTGTTCATCTGGGCTACGCCGACCTATCCGCTGGAGCCCGTTGTGGCGGAGCACGCGGTCGCCCTGTCGCAAGCCGTCAGCGCGAACCCAGCCCTGCTCGGTGAGTACCGGGTGGTTCGGGGTGACGCGAAGCTCCTGGCCCGAGCCCGTGCAAAGGATTACCACCGGACCGGCATACCGACGGCGCGTAAGCGCCCGGACGTCACTCGCAACGACTTCCGTCCCCTCTAGGACGCAGCCCGGATGCAGCGGCAGCATCTCGCGCTTGCTGTAGACCCGGTCCGACGCCGCGATGCACAGACCGCAGACCGCGCCCAGCTCGGGGTGGATGACCCGCCGATACCCGCGCACCTGCTCATCGGCGGCGTAGTGCACCTGCTGGGAGGCGACAACCCGCGCGAGCTGCAGATCGGTGCGGACGATCTTCTCCAGGCGCTCGGTCGCCGACCGCACGGCCTCGGCCAGCGGGACCTCGGTCGAGACGAGGTAGCGCACCTCGCGCACCGGCCGCTGGTACACGTCGGCGGTCTCGGCGCCGCGCCGAAGGTCCGGGGGCAGGTCGATGATCGGTGTCGCCGGCAGCCGGTAGTTCATCCGGGCCATCTGCTGTCGCAGGTGCGCCTCGGTGATGGTGGCCGCCGACCGCTGGGCAGCAGCGACGAGCTGCGCGACCCGCTGACCGAAGGCAGCGACGGCGTCCCCGACGTAGAACGCGGTGAAGCCCGACCACAGCAGCATGATCGCCGTGACGAGGTTGTCGGCGACCCGGTCCTGCGCCGCCGCCTCGTTTTCGACAAGGAGGCTGACGGCAGGGTCGGCGGTGGGCTCGGTCACGGGCTGAGGATACCGGCCGCGTCAAAGCGGCCCCTCAGTGCTTGTGGATAACCCGCGCTACTTCCGGCGGACGTACCGCTCCAGGGCGCGCCGGATCACGGTCGACACGTCCTCACCGCGCTCCTCAGCCTTCGCCGCTGCCGCGTCCCACAGGGCGTCCGGGACGCGGATCGTCCGGCGGGGAGTTCCGGGGGTGTTCGGCACGCGCGCCAGGATGTCAGGTGTCATGACGTCCACCTCGCCATGAGGGTGAGCACGCGATCGGCAGCGGCGCCGTACACGATCCGCAGTCGCTTCGCTTCACGGTCTCCGTCCCACTCCGAGAGCGGCAATCTGGAGAGTGCAGCGATGATTTCGTCCCGGTCGATCCTCGCTGCCACCTCGGCCACTGCGGCATCCCACCCCGCCCCGAAGGCGTCGACTTCGGGCATCGTCGTGTCGTCCTGGCACCACGCGGTTGCAGCTGCATGACGCGCAGCGGCGAGCCAGCCGGTGAGGCCGGCGTTCATGACGCAGGCCAGTGGACGCCGCTGTCCTCGTGCTCATGTTCCCCACCGTGACCACGGCGCAGGGTGCAGGACAGCCAGTCGCCGTAGGTCTCCGCGATGTGCGAGGCGCGCGCCCGGTGCTCGTCCCCGCACGGGTTGGGCAGGAAGTCGCCCAGGCCGACTGACTGACGGCCTCGCGTCTCGGCTTCGTCCAGCGCGGCGGCGAGACTCCTCCGCACGTAGCTCCGGTCTCGCCGCTCATCGTTGCTGGCGTCGAACGCGCCCACCGCGTCGAGCACGACGCGTTCGAACTCCGCTGCTCGCTGCTGGTTGTCGGTCACGGCCTCCGCCGTCGCCTCCCGTTCCCCGTCGGTGACACCCCCAGAGGCGGCGGGACGGTAGCCGAGGCAGCCGCAGAAGCCGGGCGTTCCCCCGGCGCAGGCGTCGCGGAACCCCCGGACCACGCCGTCGTGGCGATCGAAAGCGTGCCCGCACTTGCACGCCTCCCCCGCCGGGCGCGGGTCGTCAGCGATCTTCTCCGGTCGCGCGTCGCCTTCCCAGCGGCGGGACAGCGTGGTCGGTCGCCGCTCGTTCGAGTGCGGCCCGTCGTGCCCGGCGGGCATGTGGCACACCATCGGCGGCGACGGCGGGCTCATGCTCGGCGGCAGCGGAGTCGTGGGCATCCACGCCTTGCAGGCGTCCGGCTGCGGGTAGACGGCGAAGCTCATCGCGGGACCTCCACGCCACGTGCTCGAAGTTCCCGCCGCAGTTCGTGCCCGAGGTTGTAGGCGCGCTGGGCGGGCTTGTGGACGAACTTGTCCCACGGGTTCTGTGTCGGGTCGTCGGGATAGGGCTTCCGCAGCGTGGGGGCGACGACGATGCACGCCTTGCTGATGGCGACCAGTGCGGCGGCGATCTCTGCGAGGCGTTCGTCGGTCACCGGCTCGTCCGGTACAGCGCGCGAGACGTAAGTGCTGCGCTCGGCGAACTCGGTGCAGTTGCGGCAGTGAATACAGCCAACCGGATAACCGGTGCCATGGTCGGTCTCATCGTGCCCACACGCGCACACTTCATCAGGCGCTGACCTGGACCGTTCCTCGGTGGGTGTCATGCCACCCATCCTACCCCCGGTGTCATGACATCTCGCGCGCTTGGTGTCATGACACCTCGGAAGGCGACTGCGACAAAGCGGCCCCTCTGGGGCAGCGGGTCAGAACTGGTTGGTCAGGTTGAGCTTGCGGAGGTTCCACGCCTGGCACGCGCCGAGGTATCCGGAGCGGATGGTCCCTGGCTCGGTGTAGACGCTGAACCGGAGTCGCAGGTTGGAGGTGGTGGCGGCCAGGGTGGCGACCTGCAAGAGGAGGCCGGGGCGCTGGACCCCCATGGACTCCGCGATGCTCACCAGATCGGTGGACCCGTCGGCCAGAGTCAGCTTCGGACCGGCACCGTTGGCGTCGGAGGACTTGACGACCGCCGCGACGAGGATCTTGTCGCCCGCCTCGTGTGTACCCGCCAGAGTGGTGTTCTGCACGGCACCAGTGCTACCGGTGGCGGCCATGGCATCCATCGTGAACCGGTACCAGACGCCCCCCGGCAGGATGTCGCTGCCGTCGGGGGCCTCTGTGCCGACCGACCGGACGCCTCCGTTCGCAGGGGACGACGCGGCAGACCACCCCGTTGGGCCGGTGGACGGTCCACCCCCGGCCATGAGCGGGTTCGTGACCAGGCCGGGATCCCCGGGCACGATCACCGGGAACAGGCTGGTCGCCGGGAGCACCTTGCGGACCACCGGGGCCACCGCCTGCGCGATGGCGAGGTGGCCCGCAGAGTTCGGGTGCGTGGTGTCACTGCCCACGTAGGCAGCGGCCAGCGCGCCGGTCGCGGGGTCCACGAGAGCGGCGTGGGTGTCGGCGAGAGGGATTCCGCGCTGGTTGGCGATGGAGCGCAGAGCGAGGTTGTAGACGTTGATCCGCTGGTTCTCCCCGGCCGGGGCCGCTGCCGAGCGAGGTGTGACGGTGCAGAGGACCAGTGGTCGGCGGGATGCCTGGATTTTGTCGATGATTGCGGTGATGTCGGCGATGTAGGTGGCGGTGTCCGCCGAGGCGTTCTGGCCGATCATCACGACGTGGATGTCCGGGTCCTGGGCGATGATGCCGTCCAGCCGGGCGAGGAGAAGGGCGGCGGTGTCGCTTCCGACTCCGGCATTGATGCGTGCGTAGGTACCCGTGGTCGGCACGTTGGCGGTGCCCAGGATCTTCGACGTGTACGCGACCCACGAGTTCACGGAGGCGTTCGTGGATCCGGTGCCGACAGTGATGGAGTCCCCGTCGAAGGCGAGACGCCTTCCGCTCATGAAGGACGTCGGAGCGATCCGTGCCCCAGAGGCCGCCCTTAGTTCCGACGACGCGACGATCTCATCCATCGTCGGGTACTGCGGGTACGGATCCGGGTTGGGCGGACCCGGTACCGCCGGCAGTGACGGCTTCGGGGTGGTCGAGTCGACGGTCCCCAGCTCGACAGCGCCGTAGGGCTGCACCAGAAAGCGGGTCTTGGCGACCAGCTTCAGGTTGTTGGCGTCCACGTCGAGGATGCCGGCGACGAATGAACCCACTCCGGAGACGTACAGGGTGCGGGCAGTCGGCAGGGTGAAGCGAACCACGTTGGGCATGGCGGGTTACCTTCCGGACGGAGGCTGCGGTGCTGGCGGAGTCGGCGCGGCGGGCTGCGCCTGCTGGCGACCCGGGGGAAGTGCGCGCGGGGAGTCGGTGCGCTGCGAGAGAACCTGCATCGGGTCGGGCCGAGGCTGGTTGCGTCCGAGCACCATGTCCTTCGCGTCGTCGGCCTCGGCCTGCTTCATCTCACGAGGGGTCATCTTCAGCACGTAGCGACGGATGGTGTCCTGCGGGAGACCGGCAGCGTTGCCCTGGACGGCGGCGTTGAACCGCTCGGTCAGCGACAGCCGTTCGATCGGCGCCCAGATGCCTTCGATGTCGGACAGCTTCGCCCGGACCAGATCACCCATCTGCTCGAAGGCGTGCGACATGGTCATGCAGAGACCGGCATCGACGATCGTCTTACGGTCCTCGGCCCGGAAGGTGAGCGTCTGGCGCTGCAGCGACGCGCCCTCGGCGGAGCCGTTGGTGTCGTCGGGGTTGAAGTAGGAGAGCGGGATGCCCATCAGCGCCGAGGCGGTGCGGTACTCCAGGCGCTCCTCGTCGAGCAGCGGGCGAAGGTCGATCGCCTGGGACTCCCAGAACTTCGCGCCGGGCGGCACCATCCACAGCGATCCGGGGCCGGGCTTGAACACGCCCTCGTAGTCGATCTCCTTGCCCCGCAGCTCGGGAACGGAGAAGTCCTCGGGGTAGAAGCGGGGCAGGCCCTCGATGGCGCGCTGCTTGAACGCCTGGATCTCACCGATCAGCATCCGCTGCAGGGTGATCCGGTTGATGCGCCGCAGGTTGGACAGGTGCGGCTCGAACTCGGCGACGCCGCCCCGGTTCTGGATGTGCACGATCGGCAGCCGCTTGCTGCGGAGCAGGATCGGCTGATCGTCCCACTTCCAGGCGCTCGGGGTGAGCCGGAAACCGGTACCCCACTGGGTACCGTGCTTGGACTTCTTCACGGCCCGGTAGACGACGGCGTGGTCCGGGTTGTGCTGTGGGTCGGCCTTGACGTAGATGTAGCAGATGTCCTCGCCCGTGTCCGGGTCGTGGAGCGTCTTCATGCCGGCGCGAGGACGCATCCGTCGCAGCGGGTCCTCGGCAGTGATGACCTGCCGGGGGTCCTCGACGGTGATGATGGCCGAGTCCGAGCTGAAGCCGTCGAACTCGTCGCTGTCCTCGGCCGGTGGGCCGATCATCGTGTAGCCCTCGCCGAGGCCGAAGACCTTGGTCAGCAGGTCGACGGTCTCGACCGGCATGTTGTTGTCGGCGTAGACCTGAGCGGCCTTCGCGTCACCGTTGTCGTCGTCGGTGGCTGCGGTGCGGAAGCCGAGCGGGGTAAGCGGGTCGCGTACCGAGGAGACGGCGAGCGCGGCGAGGTTGGTGCGGGTGTCGGCGTGGAACGACTGGTAGGTCTGCTCCCACTCGGCGGAGCCCTCGGGCAGCGGAGGGTTGTTGTCCATCCACGCTGCCAGCTCGTTGAGCCGGGGGAGCCGCTTGCGCTGACGGTCGGTCAGCGTCTTCATCCACCAGAACGGAGAGAACGGGACGTCTACGGCGTTCTCGGCCACGCGGTTCCCTCAGTTCCCTAGTAGAGCTTGCGGGGCATGTAAAACGAACTCGGTTCAGAGACGACACGGGACAGAGCGTCCAGTCGCGCCTGGTACGCCAGAACGGCAGCGACACAAGCATCTATTTTGTTGCTGCTATAGTCGTTCTCCTTCCCGAGCGCCAGCTTGCTGTGGGAGAAGCGGCGGCGCGCGTTCAGGACGTGCCTGGTCAGAGTAGACGATCCGTCGTGCGTCATGTCGCCGTTCAGGATCGCGCCTTCGAGCTGCTCGATCGCACGCTCGACGAGACCGGACCGGCCGCCGGTCATCCACCACTCGAAGGGGTGGTTCGGCCCGGCCTTGATCTGGAC